TTGCAGACTTTCAGGCAGAGGTAGCCTTCACGATGCAAAAGCCTTTGCTGAGGGTAAAGGGCGTAAAGTTCGAGCCTGATCAAGCAATCAGAAATATGCTGAACAAATCAGGGCCAGAGCATGGAAAAATTATTTTAAACGCCATCACTTACGAGGTTCAAAACGAGTTGATGGATGATGTGATCAGCAAAATGAAAAAGGGCAACAAGGATCAACTGGTCAATAACTTTTGGCAAGCTAAAATCCCTCATGACAATATGTTTTTAGCGTGGGACGCTGCTGGCCCTGATGAGCTTAACAAGTTTGTGGGGGTTCACATTGAGAAAGTGGACTCTCAAAGAGTGGTTATATTTGATCTTAAAAAGGCCAAAGACTCTGTTCGTGATGGCTCACAAAACATGCCAGAAGAATTTTTTATGTACAGATTTTTTAGAGGGTTTGAAGAAGAGGGCAAAGAAAGACTTAAAATTCTACACTCCCCTATTAGCATTATGAATGCTGCTTACACTGACTTTGATAGAAAGCCAACGTACACCAAGAAGTATGAAGACTTGGAAATACCAGCACCTTGGTCTTACTACGAAGACAATTTACAAGCTGCTAAAAAATTGTCTATTCCAAACCTTGACTTTCCCTACTCAGCATTTGATCTGGTCAAAATAACTGCCTTGCTCAACAACCAGCCTAATTTTGGAACTGGCTTGGAATATGAAAGCTGGCAGGGAGCTTTTCATTTTTACAATGAAGATGGAATGATTCAACTAGACACTTCTTTCAAGTGGGAAGAGATGCTTGCTCAACTTACAGTAACGTCTTCGCCTTGGTCAACACAAGATGTTAATTATTCTTGTACTGATTGGTACTCAGAGTCATTCAACATACCTCATGAGTTTCTTGGGAAAGATCCTTACCAGTATTCTGATGAAGAGATTAAAAGGTTTCAGGACACCAGAAGAACAACTGAGTATGAGTTTAGTGGCATTCTGACTCCTACCTTTGCAGTGTTAGCCATGAATAACTTTGACTGGATTGTTAAAGATCCAGTTGCAAGGAAAGGTAAGGTCAAGAACCTGAGTCACAGGTTGCAGCCAAGGAATCGTCACTACACGCTTGAGATCAAGCTGCCCAAGGAGAAGCAACTGATCGAGGGTGTACAACCTGATAGAACTCGCAAGTTTGGTACTGCGCTGCATGAAGTTCAGGGTCACAACAGACATTATCGTGATGATCGTGGCGTGGTGTATAAAACAATCTGGGTAAAGCCACACGAACGAGGTGATAAAAAATTTGGTATCGTGACAAAAGATTATGTCCTGACCAAAGACAAGAAAGAAGACTAGTTGAAGATATCCACGTTGTTGGTGTCCAGCTCTTCTTTTGCTTCATCCATTTTTGCTAGGAACGCTGCGCCAACACCAATAGGTATTCCATACTGCTTGGTGATTTCAATTAACCTTGGATCAAATATTACAAAGTTTTTTGACGATCCATCTTTGCGCCTTGTAAACCCATCTGCGTATTTGATGCCATCAATACCAACTTCATCCCTTAGTCTTTCAGAAAAAGCTTTTGCTTTTTCTGGGCTTGATCCATAGCCTGTTATTGCTTCATAAAAATCACCACCAGTGCCTGAGACTTTTTTGTCCACGTCTGTCAAGCGTAGACGATCAAAAACAATTTCTGGATCTCCATACTCTTTTTCCAAAAACGCTTCAATTTTTTTCAACACTTCTGGCTGATTCATTAAAGGTTCGTCCCAGTCCAGCAGCTTGTCTTTGTTCACTGCTAAATCGACTTCGTAGGTTTTTGCTTCCCCTTCTTTCATCTCAATCTTAGGGGCCAGCCTTTCATTAAACATTTCTTTTTGCCTTGGATTTAAATAATCCATCACAATGTCTAGCTGAGTGTCATTTTCAATTTGAGACAGATTGCCAAGAATGATATCCATGTCAGCAGTATCTAAAAATACCTCTTCTGTCAGATCAGTAATCCTTTGAATTTCATCATCAGGTAAGCCAGCCCCCATCCTAAGCTTATCCTGAAGCCTGAATATTAATTCAATGTCAGGATTGTCCTTCATGTTTTCTTGAATTAACTCATCAACAACGTCACTGGCTTCATCATAAACATCAGTGCCAGAATCTAGGTATTGATCCAAAATATCGTCTTTTTCAAACCTGATCCTTTCAGCACCCTCTTCCATCAAATCACTGTAAAGCTCTGAAAATTTGTTTCTGTTATCAATGTCATAAACCTGATCAACTTTTTTGTCGTTTATGTGAAGACCACCAGACTTTCCCTCAAATGCTTCACGATAATATTTTGCTACTTCAGGATTCTCTGCAAAGTACAATCCCCAGCCATAGGCTTGCGCTCCTTCTCCAGTTCCAATCTTTTCTAAAAGAAACTTATTAAAATCATAAGGAGAAGAATGAAACGCTTTCACTGGCTCATCAGCAGCAGTTAACGACTTCAGCCCTGCCCTTCCAGCAGCACTCACGCCTTTTAACGCTGGGCCAGCTACCATGCCAGCCACTGGAATCCCATACGCTAGATCGCCCAATGCGCCTACACCCTGCAACGCTGACTCAAGATAATTTCCTCGCGCCAAATTTTCAGCAAGGGTTCCTTGCAGTTCGCCTGAGTAGAACTCGCTAGGATCAGCCTCTGAGGAGGGCATAGCAGGGGTTCCACGTGAAACGTCGAGCAGACCAGTCCCCGGTGCAAGCTGTGATGCAAACCACGCTGCTTGGGCTGGTGTGAATAAATTTTCAGACTCTGGCCTACCCTGAAGCTCTCTAATGTCTCCAGAGATAGATCCACCAAGGCTGTAGCCTTTGATGTCGTTTTCAAAAATGTCTATGTCATCGTATTTCATACGGGCCAGTTCAAGTCAATGTCATAGGAGTCCCAACGTTTTTCCAGTATAGCGATCCACGTTTCAAAATCCACTACGCATGTGAGGTTGTTGTCCCTTGGATATTCTGCGCTGATAGCGTACAGGGGCAAGCACACGCGCACTGGTTTGTGGTTGAACTTGTAAATTAGTACTGGGATCTCGTTGTGTTCAGCAGATTCGCAGACTTGCTTGTGCCATTCTGGTTTCCACCACCAGCCTTCCTTGTAATGCTTGCACTCGACAGAGTGGTAAGGGATCTGGATATCAGCCAGATTAGATTTCTGATATTGATCTAAATTTCTTTTGCACGAAAAATTTATGTCATGGGACTCAAAGAACTCATTTAATCGTTTTACGATATCGCGCTCAAATGTCGCGCCTTTTGTTCTGGAAGTTTTTGACATGGAAAAGCATTCTAATCCAGATTGAAAAAAAGACAAATCGTGATATGGTTGCCTTGTCCCTTGAAGCCACCCCTAGTGGCCCTTGGCTGTGACAGAAACACGTTACCTCAATAATCTCTCTTTCTGTCACAGCCCTTTCTCAAACAAGCCATTGAATAAAATGGATTTTGAATGTACTCAACTAACTTGTACGCGTATCGCCATGCGCGTCTTCGGCACAGGGGGTGTACCCCTCGAAAAAATTAGGCCGCGCTCAGAAAAAAACTGACTTCATAGGGTTCCTTTATAAATCAATGACTTACAAGCGATTGTTAATGCTGAGTCTAGCTTTAGATCCAAGCCCAGTTTTTCGAGGTGACCATTGTGAGCACAAAGCTACACATTACAATACATCGACTCGCTCAGGTTTCTCCTTGCAAATCAATGACTTACAGCATTTTTCTCGAATTATTCTATTTTTGGGGCGTTTCTGGGAGAGCGGGCCTTGCGCTTAGTTTATTCTACTAAAAATCGTTGTCCAATAACTCTGGCGAGTTAGCACCCAACAGCTTACCTAAACGCTGCTTGATGTCATCCTTGTTCATCCCATCAATGTTAGCGTTAATGTTCAGGTTCTGACTGCGATTGATTGACAAGCCAGCCAGTTGATTGAGTTCTTTTATAGCAGCGACTGAGCTGGCAAAGTGTCCAGCCTCGAATGCCTCCTCTGCTATCTTCCACAACATTGAGCCAGTTTTCTGAGGTGTGATCGCATACTTGTCTGCAAGCTCATCCTGTTTAAATCTGATCGCCTTCGTGACCTTTGGGAAATCTCTGCCATTGAGCATCTTACTGGCAGCGTTAGCTGGGAACTCGAACCCAGCCCTTCTTGCTGCTTCTGTCTGAGCACACGCTCCTTCAGTGTAATGCCACACGAAAGCTGATTGCATTTTGGTCAGACCAAATTCAGGATCTGGATCGAACTGATCTGGTACGCTGACTAGCTTGGTTCTTTCTTTCTTTGGTCTTCCTGCCATTTACTTTTCATCCACTTCACAAAAACTTCTTTCGCTGTCTCTCGATCATAAACTGGATCGTTGTGGTACATTCTCTCATCACTATTGATCACATACCACCTTTCAAAATTATCTTCAAAATCCAGCTCGCTGTTATAACTAAACTTTTCCATCCAACCTCCAAGTGTACAGTGTACAGGGTAGGGTTCTCTTAACTCTCTAATAGTATATTCATAACCAGTTCATGTGGTCTATTACTGCTTTAGCTCTTTATATTAAATATATATATATTATATATACCTATACACTATAATAGTAATAAGACCATATAAATCAACAACTTAGGTCAAGTGTATATCAAGGGTACAACAGTGCATTTAAAACATGCAATGTATCAATAATCCCAATCTTTACCTGTTCTTG